TAACGTCCAGCGCGTACGAAGGGCTGGCATTGACCACGCCAACACGGTTGGTGCTGGAGTTGACAAACAGAGTGTTGGTATCGACCGTGACATTCCCAGTAACAGTCAAAGACGACAACGTACCAGTAGAAGTAATATCACTCAGGTTCCCGGTTGTTACAGCCGTTCCTGTCGCATCCGGCAAAGTAACAGTACGATCAGCACTCAACGTCGTCGGAGTCAAAGTCACATCAAACGAAGACGTGCCACCAGCACGACCAACAATCGCCACACCATCCTGAGTCGCAGCAGCACGCGTCTCAACACGACCCACAACATCAACAGCGTGCGCCGGATTCGTCTTATTCACACCAACACGATTATTAGTCGCATCAACATACAAGACACCCGAATCAACATTCAGGCCCGACAAAATACCGTTCGTCACCTTGTAATCCAGGCTCGTCGTAACAGCCGAACCGTTCACCCCAACCTTCGCCTCTAACGCCTCAATCGCATCATTCGCATCAGCGTGCTGATCAGCATGAGACGGCGACGAAAGAGAATCACCCGAAGCCGGGTTAGTCAAACTGTCAAGCGAAGTCGGAAAATTCGTAGCCACCTACGGCCACCTCTCAATCCAACGTCAACGTCAACGAAGTAATCTGGAACGTATCCCCAGCAGTCACAGCAGCCGACGACGACAACGCACCCGACCACAAACAATTACCAGAAGTCGAAGCATCCCACAACGACCAATGCGAATACGTCTCCGTCGCAGCCACATTCGTCCACTCCACAGTCGCAGACGAAGCCATCGACCCAGAAGACGCAGCCGAAAACGAAATGAGTTTACGAGTCGTCTCAGTCGCCGCGTTCGACGTACCAGCCTCACCCGGATCACCCGTATGCAACTTCACATACACCGCCGACACAGCAAGCGAACTATTCCGCAACGTGTTCAGATAAGCGTTCTCAAGATAATTCGAAATCGACATCAGTTACCTCACTAAAGCCAAAAGGCCGGGGACACGGTAATTGTACCGCATCCCCGACCTCAAAGTGGGTTGACTCAGACTCAGGCGAGCGAGCTGGACGACTCGATGCGACGGAGAGCCGCCTCACGGAATCGGCCGTAGCCACCCAACCAGTACCAGCCGACCGGCTGGAAACGGCCGAGGGTGTCGGTGATCGGGCCGCGAACGACCTTCGGAACCGAACCGTTGCCGTCCTGCTGGCTGTAAGCCTTCGCGATGGCCTGACGACCCATGATGTGCGTGCAGTACACCTCGATCGTGCCGGTCGAACCGGAACCGTCCGAAGCGTTCTCGAACACCTTCGCTCGCGGAGTCTCGATGAAACGCACTCCTTCGAACGCACCGATCTCACCGTTGTAGATCATGCTGGTGTCGACGTACACGTGCGGGTCACGCCACGCGGCCGCGCCAGTCTCACGACGGAAGTCGTAAGCCACGTCCGGGTGAATGTAACCCATGTACAGGCCGTTGAACGTCGGAACGTTCGCGCCACGCAACTGGGCAGTCACCTTGCGGATGTCGTTGGCCTCAATGATGTCCTCGGCAGCCACGGTGGTGCGGCTCGACGGGGTGGACGATCCACCGCCACCGTAAACCACGTTCGTGCCACCAGCGATCACATCGCGCACGATGCTGTCGATCGAGATGCCAGCGTTGTAGCCGACGACGTTCGCGGCCACCGTGTCCACGTCGAGGAACGAGGTTCCGCGAAGCTTGGCGGTGGTGAGGACGGCGTTACCGTACTCGTTCAGGGTCACGGTGACCTGCGAGTCGGACATGGCCACGGCGGTCACGTCGGACGTTTCGGTCAGAGCGGAGGTAGCGGCCGAAAGATCGTTGAAGATCGTGAAGGTCACCGACGATCCGGGCATAGCCTGGTTCGTGGGCTGGACTTCGACGGCTGCGTCGAACAGCAGTTCCGAACGGAGGGCGAAGTACGCCAACCGATCAAATGCTGCCTGATCGACATCAAGTGCTGCGGTATCTGTGTATGCCATTGGGGTTCACTCCTTCAAGTGAGATAGGTTGCCCCCCGACAGTATGTCAGTAGGGCTTTTGGGCTTGACGTGCTTCAGACAGCAACATCTCGATTTCGGCTTGGTTCTTAGCCTTTGCGATCCGGGTCATCAAATCCACGGGGGGTTCCGAGTTGTTGCCAGACGCGACCTTTGCGGTTCTGTCCCAAGCGTCCTTCTCGGCGGCCTTTGTGTCGTGGATGATTGCGGCCTCGATAGCGGCTGCCCGGATTGCATCGGCTGTGAGTTCACCGTCGTATGCCTTCACGAAATACTTGGCGACCGGAAGGTTCGGATCAACTCCGGCCTTCACAAACGCCAGTTCGCGTGCGGCTGAGGCGGCTTCATCAGCTTTCGCTTTCAGGGCTGCGTTCTCGGCTTCCAACTGCTTCATCCTCTCGCGGAGAGGATTGCGGCCGGACTCCTGTTCTTCAACTTCGAGTTCGAGTTCGCTGTCCATTATGTACACTCCTTCGCCCAACCATCCCCCGGAGGCAGGGGAAGGTGCTGCTATGTCTCACCTTGCGGTGGTTCCTGCCGGTATTGGCATCAGGATGAGTGTATCACATCTAATAGTAGATGCCACTATTGTCAGGCGATCGAAGACTGTCCAGATTGTCCGACTGCGAAACTACCGCCACCAGCGAACTCGGCTTGTCGTTCTGCTTGACGCTTACGAAGCCTCTGCTGTGCTGCCGCTGATGTTCCGAACACCGCACCAACCTGTTCGGCCTGACTGATCACTTCTTCTTGACGACCGGCTAACGGCTGGAACAGTTCGGTAGCTGTAGCGAGAGTCTGGAACGACTCGCGGGCTTGTTCGCCGGTAACGCCAGCCTGAGCCAGTTCCTCGGCCTGCTGTGCTGTCACACCGAAACCGGCCTGCAACGTGCCTTGCGCCGCGATCTCGGCGGCTCGCGCCTGCTTCAACAGGATTGGGGTGGCACGCTGAGGATCAAGGAAGTAGGCGGCCAACTGGCTGTCATCCACCCCGTACAAACGACGCATTTCCTCGACGACCTGCGGGTCGGCGTTACGGACAGCCTCATAACCCTGGTTGATTCGTTGGGCGAACTCGCCGGGCGACACGTCACCGCCGATGAGACGGGAGAATGTTTCGGGGCTGGAATAGAACTCGCGGGGCATACCTGCGGAACGCAACGTTTGACGGTACACGTTTTCCAACTGGATGTACTCGTTTTCCGACAGGACGTTGAGGCCGGCCTGACGACGCTGTTCGTTACCGGCGAACCGTTGACGGTATTCGTTCGTCTGCCGGATACGGCCGACAAGAATGTTCGTGTCAACAATGTCCTCTTGGAACACCATCTGGTTCACAAACGAACTTAGTTGTTCCAAACCGTATGCGGTGAGGGTTTGGGCGATGATGTCATACGCCGACTGTGCTGTTGAACCCATGTCGCTCATGTCATGCCTTCCCGAACAAGTTAGCCAACTGGTTAGTTACTTCGAACGCCCGCTGCTTGGCTTCGCTGGTGAACTCGTAGCCGAACCCTCGCTCGTTACGCAGGTACTTGCCCCATTCGTTGTAGTTCATCGGGCGAGCCTCTCCGCGTTCCGTGGTGAAAGTGATCGCCTGCGCCCACTTGGGGTCGGTGAAGTTGATCGTTTCCGGGTTGATTTCGAGAATGCGGGCGGCCGTCTGACGGTACGGGTCGGTTATCTGTTGGAACGTTTGACCGGCATCCAACTGTGCGCTGATCCCCGGATAAAGAGTCTTAGCGGTGTTTAGCGCATAATTGTTGAACGACTGGATGTTGTCCTTGCCGGTAGCGATGTTGTTGATCCACCCGTTGAACGTCTGCTCCGACAGGGTGATGCCATAGTTGGATGCGGTTTCCTTCAACTGTTGACCTATGAACCCGGTAGACAGTTGGGACATACCGCCAGCCGTTTTTATGCCTTCCGCACCGACAGCGTTCTGCAACGTTTGTTCGTCCCATTTGCCACGCAAACTGTTCTCAGACAACCTCATCACGGTCGCATCATCGAATGACAGGCCGAGCGTATTAGCGATGTTGCGGATGCTGTTTGCTTGCGCGTCAATCTGTTGTTGTGCGGTCGCAGGGTCGGTTTGCTTCAGGGTGTCCCATTGGCGGGCAGACGCGGTGTTCGTCTTGAACCAGTTGGTTTGACGTAGTTCGTACTCAAACTTTGCGTCCGACCAGTCGCCTTGAACCGCTTTCTGGATGAGGTCAGAGATTTCGGGGACAGCCTCGATGATGGCGAAGTAGCCGCCGTATTGTTCTTTGGCGGCCTGCTTCCAGTCCACAGGAGGCGGGGTGGGAGTAGCTGCTGGAGCAACCGGGCGACGTGAACTAGGGCTAGAAAAATTTAGGGTAGGAAGATTAGAAGGATCAAGACCTGCTTGCGCTGCCCCAACACGCGACGAGTAATACTCCGAACGAGCATCAGAATCGTTAGGAGTTTGAGCAGGAACAGTCAACTTTTTTGTAGCCATCACACACCGCCAATCGCGTTGAAGAACTTGTTGATATACCCCAACGTCTTATACGCCGAAGCCTCAGTCGGAGCCTCCTGCTCAGCAAACTCCTGAGCCGCCACATCAGCAGCCGGGGCTTGAACCATCGTCCCACCACCAGACGCTCGACGCTGCTCAGCGATTTCCTCAGACTGAAACGCCCGCACAAAACGATCCGCTTCCTCATCAGTAAACCCGCGACCCAACGTCTGCTGAGCAACCTGCTTTGCCACCAACTTCAATTCGTCCGGGTTTGACGTGCGATAAGTACGGCCACCACCCGACGACGGTTGCCGACCAGCAAGTTTCTGGCCCAAATAGTTCTTGTACGTGATGCCGTTAGCGTTCGCTGCCGACAACATTCGGGCAACAGCAGTCACCTCAGCAATCGGATCATTGAACTGGGACTTCTCGATCAAACCGGCGCGTTCAAGCTGGCTCATCAAAATGTCTTGGTTAGCGGGGCTAAGACCGTTGTACAACGCAGGCGCAAAATCGGCGGGATAGGGGTTATCGCGCTCCACTTCACCAGCCGAGTTGACCAAACCGGGGCCGGTGTAGGTGACCATCTGCCCGTTCTCATAGATGAACCGGGGCGGTATATTCCCAACACCCTGTTGGCCGGCCTGGTTGATCGCTTCTTCTGCGCTACTGGCTTCGTCGTTCGCGCCCGAAC